CAAGGTCAGCGCCGCGTAATACGCTCTGCGTTGCGTGCTGAGGTTGAGACATTCGCTCAACCGACTGACAATGCTGACGATCCTATCAAGCTTCTTGAAGGGATGAGTCAGGTGTTAGGCCGTCACTTCGGTGTGACTCTGCCTATTCCTGATTATATCCGTTCGGCTGATGGGACCGTTGATGTAAAGAAAGGGAAGGAGTTTTCCGTGGGACTCCTTGAAAACCCGGTTGACCACGCGTGGTCCGAGCCGATTCGTCGCCTGCCCTGTCATAGCAGGTTGTCGATTGCTGGTTCGTTGTTTCTCTGGCGTAAGACTCTACCGTCTGTCGCCGCTCCGTTCTCAAGTCACCGTGAACGAGTGACCGCCCCTGAAATCGCTCCCCCGACCGGTTGTATTCGCCATGTCTGCGAATTGGTCGATGGGATGTTTCCGAAGGGGTGGGATCACAAGTACATGGGTCTCGTTGACCGTGCGGTTCCGACCATAAAGTCTGTTCTAGAGAGAGGGCGTGGAAAAGGTGGATACAGATCTACAGGTCCGGATAGGGAAAAGTATGGTCTCGCGTGCATAGGCGAGGCACCAATACTTGAAGGACCTGAAGATTTGAAGGTCAGATACATGGAGGCTCAGTGCGACGGGAATACCCGCGCTGTTACCATCATGTCGTCTGGCGCTCAAGTTTTGAAACCTTTTCACAAACTACTCTATGATCAGCTTTCTCGCTTTCCCTGGCTTTTGAGGGGAAAGGCAAAGACCGGCAGTTTTAAGCGTTTTCAAAAGGTAGCCGGCGAGGTGTTCGTATCTGGTGATTACGAATCCGCCACTGACCACTTACCTGTGACCACTGCTGAGTGGATTCTTCGTGCCATTTTCCGGAATTGTTTGTATGTTCCGGAACTGTTGCAAAAGGCTGCGATTCGTTACCTGAGGGTAGAAATGCAGTATCCTGATGGAACAGAGGCGAAGACTACTCGACAGCTAATGGGATCCCTTCTTTGCTTCCCTCTTTTGTGCCTCCAAAATTACCTGGCCTTTCGCTGGGTGTTTGGAGAGGACGTTCCGGTGAAAATCAATGGGGATGATATTGTTTTCCGGTCGTCTCGAGAGAAGTATGAGAAGTGGAGCAGGTTCGTGTCGTCTGTGGGGTTGCGTTTATCACCGGGTAAGACCCTCGTGTCCCGTGGTTATTTTTCTTTGAATTCAACTTTCTTCAAGGTCAATGGTAACAGGGTTCGTTTAGTACCTGTTATACGTTGTAGTTGCCTGATGAAAGGTAAATCTCCTTACCCGTCGTCTATTGCCGGTTCGTTATGGCAATTTTGTGAGGGGTTTAAGGGAAGGATAAGGGATGAACTCGGGGCGTGG